TTCGATTTCTGAAAAAATACGATCCTGGGGAAAAACCAGTCGCTGGCAAAATATTAAAATATTCGATATTAGTAGTAGCTCAGTCAATGAAATTATCTTTCAAGATTCGTAAATTGTGAGTGTATATCTAGACTAATATGCCAAAATAATTAATATTTCAAATGGAAAATGTTGATTAAAATTTATTAAAGTAAAAATCAAAGCGGGAACTTAAAAACTGTAAATGGGGATTAGTATAAAGGAAAAAATAACCTAAATCTCCACGTAGTCAGAATCAGCATCTTCTACTTGGGGTGTGCCTGAATAAAAAGCACGTCTCTCTTCTGCCATGTTATGATAAATCAATTCACGGCGTCCTTCAAAGCTCAGAGTATCCACATAGTTCATTTTGAGACGTTGACAGGCCATATTAATGGTGTCTCTTATGCGGTTATACTCCTGTGGACCTCGCTGCCAGGCAAGGTTTAGAGCATCATTTAAATTACTGGCTATTTGCTGTTCTTTATTAAGTGTAGATTCGGTTGAATACCAATTTACTAGTTGATAAATAATAGACAGATTTGGGGAGCACTTGTATTCGATAGGACATTCGATACAGTGACGAGGGAGAGGAACAAAATGATGTTTAAGAAATTGAACTTCCTCAATTGTTTTGGGCAAGATTTCAATGCCCTTATCGGCTGCTGTCACTTCAAAACCTATTTCATTATATGCTTTGACGAGTTCAGCGACAGTTATGTATTTTCTTGCTTGAGGAGAAATGGCGATTACAACATCGTCCGCTGCAAGAATAAAGCGGACATTTTCAATAATAAAAGGAATTGAAGCGAATTGTGGATTTTTGCGCAAAAGAATTTTACGGGCAGCTAAGCCAATAATCATCGTATGAACAGCAGAATTGCGCATAAATGTACCAGGGTGACCAGAAAGTAAGCCACTTGGTTTTTCATAAATAAAATCTTCGAAAGCTACATCACTTTGAGTGTAATCAGCGGATAAACCGTAAGCAATATTGAAGACTTCGGAAGGAAATTCTTCATTTCTAAATTTATATGAATTTTGAATAATTTTGAGCTCTACTTCATCGCACATAAATAGAAGTCGTTGTGAAATTTTCTCCTCCCATGCTTTGACATCCATGTCAACCATATAATCAGTATATTTGAGATGAGTGACAATTTGATTCCAATGATCAGAATTTGGATTGACACCTAAGGCGAAGGGCATACTACCTCCATCAGCCCAAACTTTCTTAATTAGGGTATGTAGATCTTTAAAAATTTTCATAAAAATAATTTGATGGATCATATTGCCCATACCAACGGTACGAGTTTTTGGAGTTAGAATTTTATTGGGACCAACAAGCTCTTTCTTTCTGAATTCTAATTTCACATTTTGGGGAACAATTCCGGAGATATAAGATGATTCATATCGTGCTACTTCATGGTAAACAATTTCTTGAATGTTCCATGTTCCTCTGTAGTCTTTACTCATGTATGGTGTTTTACCGACAACTCCTCTAGCTAATTTATATGGAAGTCCAGCACAAGTGCTTAAGTCCATTGATGTTGAGCCAGGAATACGAATACCCATGATTGCTTGTTGAGTGGAGTAGAGCATTACTTTGTCCAAATTTGGAATATATGTGAGTAAAACGGCTTCATAAAAATCTTTCATCCACTTTTCGTCAATTAAATCAAATTTAGCAAAATGTGCACCAGATGTCTTGTTAAGAGAAACCTCTAAGAAATGACGAGTTTTATTCCAACGAGGATCAGATTCATCCTGAATAGCCGGTTCTGATTCAACTTTAAATATACCATGGAACGGAGTTTCACGATAACCTTTAGTCTTTGAAATGGATTGTGTTGGGTAAGGAGATTTCTTAATTATTTGATTGTAATTAAAAATTGTATGAGCTGTGTGATCCGGATCAAGAGTAGTTTCAATTGGATTAATAATAATTTTATCTTTAATTTCAAATTTCTTGAGAGTGTGTTCAATTTCTTCACGGGAAATTATACCAACAAAGGCTTGATTTGTTAAAACATTGCGAGAAGTTAATAAACCTAAAATGTGACCACTTAACATTGTGTTGTCGTGAGTGAAAAGGGAGCCTGATTCTCCTAAATTTACATGCAAATTAACCGCCATCAATCGTTCTTGTTCAATTATATCAAGATCTGGAGTGATTGGAATGAGAGGATGAAATTCTCTGTCAATAAATTTGCCGTCTCTATAAATGATTGGCATAGAACCTGATGTTCTAAGATTCGACATTTTATTTTGAATATCCATTTCACTCATAAATCTGTTAATAATTGTTCGACGAGTTCTGACGGCATTGAAATTAATTAAAGCTGCGTCGGTTTTAAGACGCATGTTTATACGGTGAAAATCAGAAGGACCAACATATTGTTCAATTGTAATTCCGGTCATGGGATCAAATAATTCAACTTTTGTATTTTTCTTAATAAGAGTCGTGCAGTGGTGATTAATCATAAATATGTTTCCTTGAACGCCATTAGCAATGAATTTCGACTCGCCAACTTTAACAACTAATATTTGTCTCTCAAGACCATCGGCATGATTTTGATAGTGTTTATCAACCTCTTCTTTTTCAAGATAAGTATGTTGAGTTCCAGTGCCAAAGATCTTGAGTGGTTTTTGTCCAGGAGCATACATAGTTGGAGATGGAGCAAGAGCTTGACCAATTAAGGAGCAAGAAAAGAATAATCCTAGCAAAGCAACAGTAACACACATACCGGTAACCAATGGTTTGCCAATATAACTACAAACTTTATCCATGATGAAGCGAGAAGCCTCACCAGAAATTTGTTTTGTAATTTCCCATCTATACTGTGCCTCAATTTTGAGTTTTTCGAGAATAGGACTACTTTCAACTTGCTTAACCAATCTAGCCTTTCTGATAAAAGCATCGGCACTAGTCTTCGACAAAGAATTTAAGAAACGAAGATTAACAACAACTTTATTAATACAATTTTGACCTTTCTTAGTCAAATCTTCTTCAGATAATTTACAAACAAATCTACTTCTTTTAGCACAAAAATCAATATCTTCAACAGCGTCTTCATAAGGGTCAAAAGAGCAGTTATCAACATAATCAATAACCTCTAAATTCCCAAATTCATTCTTAGTTAAGTTTTTCAACATCGTTTCTTCGGTCAAAGCATTAAGTCTAACATCATCAATTTCAGCTAAATAAGCATCAATTTCGGAATTATAAACAGAAGTGGCCATTGACCCAACAAACGCCGTTAAATCACTTCTAACTATTTCGTCATCAGGCATTGCTCTGGCAGGTTTTAAAACTTGAGAGCCAGCAGATACCTTTTCTGATTGAACTTTTCTTCTTTCTAGGATCTTATCAACAATAAGCTTGATTTGTTTATTAAATTCTTCACGCGTTTTTGGGGCTTGTCGATCAACGTCATTTTCAAGAAGTTTAATAAGAGTATTGAATTTAATTTTAATAGCAGCAGCGTAGGGATCTTTTTCAAAACCTCTTCGCCATTCTCTAGCATAATGATTTTTAGCTTTAGCGTTAATGTAACGAAGTGCTTGATCGACGGTCATGTCTTGTAGAACTTTATTGAGTGGAAGGTAAGTTTCATTTAATGGATCTAAAATAGTCAAACGGAGATGATCACCTTTAGTTCGATTTAAACCTAATTCAGTAAACTTGTCTGTTAGTTGTGGTTCAGGTAAAAGAGTTCCTTTAGCGGTTTTGAATTCTTTGGCTACACCTACATGCATTAAAATTCTGCGACGCCATAAAGCTTTATATGTTGGCATATTTTGTGGTTTTAAAAATGGATTATTAGTAGCAGAAACTTGAGCTTTAGCTTGAATAGTCATTCCTTTATCATTTAAATTGGCTTTGTTGGCTACTGTTGCGGTTCCAGATAACATCAAAATTTGAGTTGTTACAGCATCAGGATCAGGATTGTTGAATAAATTACAGTCATCAACGCGAATGAAATTTTGACCTTCATATGCATCCATGTGTTTGAGAGTTTCATTAAAATTGTAAGTATCTCCAAAGCCGTGTCCAGCTTGTTTGAATTTATTCATAATATCAATGGCTGAGCCTTGAGCGGCTTCACCAAAACTTAATGACGAAGCAGCATACGCGTCCTTTAAGACACGAAGTAGTGAATCACAAAGATCAGTTTTACCAACCCCAGGCTCACCACAGACTTGAATGTGGAACATTTCTTCAAGATTGAAATTTTGGTGCATAACAGTTTTGACAGTTTCAAAAAACGGTTCAAATTGTTTGACACGGGCAGCGAATAAAACGGCAGTTCGACCTGTAAATTTAATATCGTGGCGTTTAAGATAAAGCATATCGTTATATAGATTAAGATAATTAATACAAAGTTCTGGAGCCCTAACCAGACGAGAGGCTAAATTCCCAGAGTATGTTGAAGTTGCCTTAATCCATTCCTCAGCCTTTTTATTAATTTGATAATGAGTCAGATGATCACTCTTAACAATAGCTTCGACTTGATCAATAACCCACTTAAAAGCAGCAACAAAATGAGTGTAAATTTTAGGAGCGGCTGCGACACCAGCTCCAAGAAAACTAAGATTTCTAGCGGATTTAATAATTTCATTACCGTAAGCCATAAAATTGTATTTTTTCGGATCTAAAAGAGGGGTTGATGTTGCAAAAGACATTAATAGGAGAGTAGCAGCTGCACCAAGAAAATAAGGAGAACCCTTTTCAAGATATCCAAGAATAGTTTCAATAAAGGAAGAATTTGAACAAATATCTTCCTCAGGATCATCAGTAGTTTGGAATAATTCTCCAGCTACTTCATTTGATCTGTGCGTGTCTTTCGCTAATTCCTGAATATAAGCTTCAAATTCTTCTTCTTCGGCAGGTGTTTTCATACAATTTTGGAAAACCTTATTTCCCATTTTCTTAATTAACAGCCAAAGTTTATGTAAATAAGAAGTAAATTTATCAATAATTTTGAGTGAACTTAAAACTTCAACAAGAATCATAATTTTAATTCCAATATTCGTTGTATCTTTCCAGATCAGATAATAAAAGAAAAATGTAGTGACATCAATGTCTGGTTTATATTTCTCGTAATCTATTCCCAACCAATTTGTGACAGTGGCTAGAAGAGTATGGAATAAGTCATTCACGATTTTCTTAGTTGAGGCTAAAGAGCTGGAGAACGTTGAAAAATCACATTCGACTAACTTAGGAAGATATGGAGAATCTAATTTATCTAACATGGCCATAAGTTTAGGACGATTTTCAGCCCACAATTTATTTCCTTCAGCAGCATTTGTTAAACTTTCTTTGAAAATATCTTTAGCTTGAGTTAGACTAGGGAAAAGGTTCTTAAGCCAACCGTTACGTTTTGTAGTTGTTTCAGCAGACGTTGAAGCTCCTTGATCAAACATAGTCGGTTCAGCCTTAGATAATTTGTGATCAGCAATCTTCTTTATAAATGAATAATTATTTAATATTTGACGAGGAAAATCTAAACCTAAAATTCGAGACCAAACTTGAGCTTCTAATTGACATCTTCTAGCAAAATTTTTATAAACAGGATATTTTGAAACAATCAATTCGACAATTTGTGATTTGTCTTCAGGAAACTCTTCGATTGCTAATAATTTTGAAAACATATTGGACAAACGTTCATCGACAAATCCACCAAAGGAGAATTTAACAAGGCGATCCATGATCTTACTAAAAAGTTCGTTTGAAACCGATGGCAAAGTTATTTTTAAAACAGAAATAATGGAAGGGTCAAAAATGTGATGATAAACTAACTTGGATAAAAATTGCTCAGATTCAGTTAATTCATAGTCTTGTAAACAAACATTATTTGGAATAGCTTGCTTTTCTCTATTAAAATCAAAAACAGGTGTCTTAATCTCATCAGCCTGAATCTCCAATCCGCCAGAAACAAAGAGATTAGTGATCTCTTCACGTGACATATTTTCAATATCATTCTTTAAGACTTCAACATGTTTAATTAAAAAGCCAATTGTTGGCCATTCATTTGAGTCAGGAAAATCATAATTATTTGAAGGAGAAATGACTTCTAAAATATTGCCATAATGACAATTTTCAGTCGGAATTTTTATATTTTGAGTTGAAATGAATTGCCAGGCCTCTTCCAAGTCTACAGGAATCTGTCTACTTAGATTAAGCTCAGCTATATGTAAATTATACAAGCGCCAAAACAGTGAAATTGTTTCGTTAAAACCTTTATATTGCAAGTTAAACATTCTAAGAATTGAAAGTTGAGCTGCAGAAAGATATAATTGTTCCTTAGTCATTGATTGTTTTTTGAGAGAAGTCATAACAGGAGAATAGAGACTGGTCGGAACGAGAGATCCATAATACCATCTACGTTCAAAATTGACGCGCATTAAGTTTTTAGGAGCAAAGGTTACATTTCCAATTTTGCCTACACGACCTTCAGTTGATTCAATTGTTAAACGAATATCAGAGTGCAATTCAATAATAAGACGAAGCATAGGATCAAAATTTCTATGATTGCTATAAGAAAATTTTTTATTTGATTCATTAATAAAAGACTTAGTTTTAATTGGCAAAAATCCAGTAGTATTAATATTAGAAATTGTTTGGCGAGTTATTTGATTTGTGAACTCATCGTAAGAACGACGAGAAGCGAAAGATATGATTAAATGAGTATCAGTTAAATTAACATCAGTTGGAACGAATTCATAACGTTTTCTATTAAATTCAAAAATAATTGAATCATCAGAATTTTTTATAATCGAAACATCCTCACGTAAGATTGAATGAGTGAGAACGTTTCCATTGCTTGAATGCATTTCAACGTTCCGAGTACGTTTCTGGGCTAAAGAATAGCCATTTTCAGTCACTAAAATTGATACCCAAGAAGGCAATTGCAAAACATCGGGAATTTTTAAATATTCTTCAAACCAAATTTTGGAGAGTCGTTCACGGACGGCAACCTTAGTTTCAGCATGAGTGACAAGAGGACAAATAGGAAAATTGTTAGTGTACAAACTAGCAGCAAATTTAGGCTCATGATCAGGAGTTCCAGGGATTCTACGAGGTTTTGAATATACAAATGTGACGGAATTTTTCATAGAAATTTCATTTAACAAAGATCTAAAATTTTTGGAGGCAAAATAAACATTTGAACGGTCAATATTACCATTTAATGAGTGAACACGTTGATTTAATGTATCAGCCATAACAGCCAAATAACCAGATTCATGAGCAAGTTCATCATCAAGTTCAGCAAGAGCAGGATTGGGATTATAAGGATCGTAGTTTGGTTGGGCAGATCGTTGTAATTCACGCTCAACAATATAACGTGGAGTAGGAAGTGAATTCTTGACAATCACATCATGAGTTGTAATTTTTGAAGCTAATTCTTTTAGAGTAAATAAAGCCGAATGATCATAATTTGTAAAATAGAGAGCGGATTTTTGTTTTGCGAGTTTATTAACTCGCTTGACGAACCAGGAATCTTG